AACGCTGGCAACGCCTCCCCAAATCCCTGCGATGCTTCCGCTAACCGTTTAGACATGCGCCCAAATGCACCGGCTAACGCCACTTGATCTACGCCCGCCTTTTCTGCCGCTAATCCAAAGACCTGCAAACCTTCTGTGCTTATTCCTGTGGACTTTGCCAGCTTGTCAACAGCATCAATAGCATTGATAGAACCCGCTACCATGTTCTTAAAAGCACGCCCTGCCGCCAGTGCGTATTGTGCCAGCCTGTCAAACACTAAAAAGTTTATGCCGCTTGTCATGCGGCTCAATGCCTTCTGGGTTTTGGTGCTTGTTTTTGTAACGCTGTTAAGCGATGAAACAACCTTACCGATACCCTTCTGCATACCCTGTGCAGTGGCGGTAAACGCGGCGGTGATCTTACTACTTGCGGCCATTGGTTATTTTCTTTAGTTCGGCGGCCATCTCTGCCGCTGTTTGTTTTCTGTCAAATGGATTCCAGCCCGGCATGAACTGATCCTCATGTTCGCTCTTTAGCTTTGCTCCAAAGGCGTTGCCCTGAATGATCGTCTGCCTTGCCGTCCGTCGCCAATCATCTCCAAAAGGTTCTATAGCCCAGTAGGCCTGCCAGTATGCTAAATCCTCTAGTGTCAACTCATGCGCCAATTCCCTGAAGTCCGCCCGCCCTAGTTGCAATGCTAACCGCATCAGGAACAGCAGGATCGGGGATCGACGCAGTGTTATTTTTTTTCTTCTGTGTCTCCTAGTGCAAATCCGTAATTTAACGAAGCCTCATAGATTTCCCGCATGGTCTCTGGTGCCATGTCCAGAATCTCCTTCTGGCTTTTTTCGTCAAACATCTTTGTCCCGTCCTGGTCCGCCAGGACTGTTGCGATGGTTTCCGCCATGAGTTTGGCCGGTGGTATTCCGGCCCCGTCTGTCTCCTTAAAAATTCTGGCGTGTTCGCTAGCAATCGGTTCCCACTCTCCGGCGGTTGGCTGTCTGAACCACAGCTTTCCGATTCCTTTGATTTCGACTTCGACCGCTTGCTTCTTGCCATGCTTTAGCAATTCACTCCTATTCATAATCAACCCTCCTAATTTAGATACGAAAACGAAACAGTTTGCTGTGGGACTTCTCCGGCTGTCATGCTGGTATCATTTGAAAGCAGTGCCGCGTTGCCGGAATAATCAACTAGCCCAGCCTTTCGAACTATTAAAGAAGCAACCTTTCCGCGATCGTTCCCGCCAAAAGGCAGACCGACGCCATACATGACAATAGTTACAGTCACAGGCTCAACGGACGCAGGCAGGACGCCCTTGACGCAACGGGCGTAATTACCGGAACCAATCACAGCAGCAGTCAGCGGCGTAACATCTATAAGCGATGCTTCACCGCCTGATATGTTGCAGCTAATAACATTGGCAGCGGTATCGCCGTCAAACGTAACAACCAAACCTTGTGCGTCAATGATTGGCATAAGCCCACCTCCTGCCTAGTGGCTTATTCATCAACGGCAAAGGTAGCGGAACCAGTTACAATTTCACCTGTAGCCCATGTTGTGGAAGCACTGGTACAGGTGGCATTGCCATTAAAGATTTCAACGTCTGCACCACCAGCACCAACGCCTTCCTGTGTAATAACCAAAGCCAGACTTTGATTGAGTTGCGGTTCTTCGGTGCCGTAAAAGTCAACCTGAAACGTGATTGTTCCATCTGCACCGCCTGTTCCGCAATCCTTTAGCGGCGGGTCTTGATAGACGCGGCATGAACCGCTTGCCAGGTCAAGTGTAGAAACGTCAACCCTTTGGTCTGTCAGGTCTCCCGCCCCTTCTGCATTCCGGACGATGGACGTGCAAAAGTATTCGACGGCATTGTAAGTAAGGGTAGTAGCTTGCGAATCTGTGAAAGGTGCGGCCATTGTTTATTCCTCATATCTGACTGCAAAAGAAAGTTCTTGAACGTAGTTTGGTGTGGTTTCCCCGTCTTTTTCTTCAGGGCTGCCGTCCTGTTGGCTGATAATTGCACATGATGTAATCGTACAGCCTGAGTATTCTCCAACAAAATTGTTGCATTTAACGCGGATCTGTTCCGCCATCTCTTTCCCGCTCATGTACGAATCCGTGACAACGTACAAATCAAAGGCGGCAAGGGGGGCTCTGGATATTGCAGGCATAGCCAAATCGCGTTCTGTGCCGCTACGGCTGTAGACTACATAGGGCGTGGCTGCCGTTTCTGGTGCCATGACAGGGTATGCCTGAGCCCCTGTGGCTTCTGTGATGGAATCCCGTAACCAAATCTCAGGGTATCCACTCATTCGGAATCGTCTCTTTCTTCGGCGGTCAATACAATATTGGTTCGTTTGGCGTCATCGGCTACAGCTGCAGACACGTACATGGTTCGGCATTTATTATTCAGCCAGATAATCCGCAGCGGCAGGGAGACACTGGGCTGCCATCGAATGGTGACGTTATAGGTAGCCTGCGATTCTGCTTTATTGGCTCTGGCAAGCTGGGCGACCGTCAACTGCTGGATGGCTGCATGACATTTAAAACAGTCCTTCCACGTCAGGACCGATTCGCCAAATTCGTTGGTTGTTGAAACGGGAACCTGTACCTGTATAAGTTCCCGCATCATGCCGGACTTTATCATTAGTACATCCCGTTATGAGAAGAGGCAGCCAGCAACATTTCTGCGGCCATTGGAACTTCTATTGCTCCTGTATCCTGCACAGCTTCCCTGTGTGCAAAGAAGTGAGCCACAAACATCTTGCCAGCGACCTTTACGTTTTCAGGTATCAGCAGTGGATCGGTACTGCCTGCGTACCAATAGATCAGAACGTCACCTGCTGGCACTTCACCGCCAAAGAATGTCACACTACCCGGCACATTAAACGTATCTACCGAATACTGGTCGGCTGGCATCTCTTCACCATCGCCCAGCTTGACCATCACAGGCAATTCCATAGCAGGACCAAATGGCAGTGATACCGTACAACCTTTCTGCACATCGGCAGAGGACACACTGGCGGCCCACTGCGTCTGCGTTAATGTCACAGACAGGCGGGCTTCTATCTCAACCTGGGCGGCCAAGATGTACGACATTAGCAGAGAGTCCCACTGTGTATCGCATTCCATGATGGAACACTGTGCCTTTACTTCTGGCAAAGACAAGAACGGGACAATGGACGGGCCTGCACGTTTGACGGTTTTTGGTTCTATCATGTTGGTTCCTATAAAAAGAACCTAGCCGCCCAGCATCATCTTCAGGAGGGTGGGAAGAGAGCCGGGCGGCTAGGGAGTCATGCAAAAACCTATGGCGTTGGAGCCTTGAGCATTGCCAAGAACTCTGGGCTGTGTGGGCTGAATGCCATTCGCTGGGTTGCTACCCAAACGTATGCATCTAGTTCCATAGCCCGGTCAGCACTTCCGCGAAGTGTCAACCCGTTACGCTTGACGCCAATGCTGGAAGCCATGCTGAAATCGCCGTAGATGGCCAGCACATCATCAGGAAGAGTAGTGCAAACCACAACAGGCGAACCGTAGATAGTGGCCCGTACCGAATCAGTTACAACAGCCCCAGCTTGTGGCTCTGTTGCAATAGCCATAACGCTTCCCCAGCCTTGTGGGCTAACAACCCAGGTGCGGTTGCGGGCGTTCTGATGCACATTCTCCCAACAGAAAGCAAGTTCTGCTGTGGTGAGTGTTTCCGCATCAGCTACTTCCAAGACGTTACTGCCTGTACCGAACGCTTCTACTGCGTCACACAGGCCGTCGATTCCTGCACCAGCATTTCCTTGGAAATATGCAGTGTCAGAAGTTTGCGCGAATGAACTTGATATTTGTGACGAGACCATATTGGCCACGTTGATATACGCATCATCTAAAAGTTCGTTGGATGCTTGCACCCTTTGGCCCATCTTCTTCAGGTTTAGAATTGCCTTTGATGTGGCAGGGTTAAACGGAAGTATTTCCTGATTCTCACTGTACCAATCTGCCAAAGGTGCTTCCCCTGCGATCGGCACATGAAGCCCGCTAGTGTTGACCTGATAAACAGAAGCCAAACCTAAGCAAATGGATTCGTAGTAAAGCTGCTCCAGGATGCCTCTGTAGAGTTCATCCATTACTAATTCCGATCCCTTGCCGTCGTACGTTGGGCTTGTTTCGCCCATGCTGTCTGCGGCAATAGTATCAGTAGACCCGATAGGATGGGCTGATACAGCACGGCTTGAAATTTCACCGCGTGACATGCGGACAAGCAGTTCGCCAACCTGGCTGGCGGTTTCTGCGTCTGGCCATTGTTTGCCAGGCTTTGCGTCAAACTTTGACAAGGCTCTCACTTCTTTCTTTGGTGCTGGTGCTACAGTGCCAGCAGGTGACAATTCGGTTCTAACTTCGCTTGCCTTGATTCGTAGTTCCTCTAGGCGGCGAACTTCTTTTAGTTCATTGATTGCAGCTTCAAATTGTGTTGTTGCTGCTGATAAATCAGCGTTTCGTGCTTCTACCTCTTCAGGTGTTTCACACTTACGCTCTTCGATATCTTTGATTTGGCCTTCAATATCTGTGATGGCCTTTTGCTTGTCTTCAACGGACATTGCAATTTCCTCTAGTTAAAGTTAACAAACCCGGCCAACACAGACGGATTTTGGTGTATAGTTTCACTCTTCAGGGATTACCCTACAAGTTACGGGGGGCACGTATGGCTGGCCCCGCCCACCCCTCAATTCGTCCAGCTTTCGGCTGATCTCTTCGGTCCTTCGGTCAATCGTTCGCAGCAGGTCTTGATTGACCTGCATTTGCTTCCCGTTGGATTCGCCTATATTTACGATTCCTTGTTTGAGCTGATCAATTACCTTTGAAAGTGTTTCGTTTGATTCAGTTACCGAATCCAGCAGTTTCATGTATCGATCTGCCGCAGGGGATAGGAAGGAAGTCCATGCAACGTAGAGAAAAGCCAACAAGAGCAATGTGGCTAAACCGTTATTCTCAAGGAACTTCGATATACCTTCCGGGCTGGCT